TGGAGAGAGTACTTAAATCCTAATCGATGAATGCGTCCAGGACTATATGTGAGCAAAACTTGAAGTAGTTCAGGGGGGGGGGGTAATTACTCCAATGGCTTAATCGCTTCTAAATAACCTACAATCATTTTATTTAATTTCCCTTTATAGGTAGTCATTAACTCCTTTTTTAAGGCGATTGGAATCCTAATGCTTAGGGTTGTTGTTTCCTCTTTTGTAGGTCTACCAGGTTTACAGGCGCTTTTTATCATAAATAATACTTGCAATACAGAAATTAATTAATACATTTATATCCCGTTACGATTTAATTCCCCTGTTAAATTTTAACTATTCTGAAACGATCATGTGTTATGAGCATGATTTAAACTAATTCCAAAGACCTTATGCTTCCCCTGGCATGAGGTTTTTTTATTTAGTACTCTACTAACTGGTTTTCCAGATACCTTTTTTTTAATAATTAAACCAGTTCTATGAGCGTGCCTAATATTCTCAAGTTGTGTACACCATTCAAGATTTTCAACTCTGTTATCTGTTTTAATCCCATTTTTGTGATTAATAACCGGAAGGCCTAAAGGATTAGGAATAAATGCCTGAGCAATTAATCTGTGCAGGAAACAACGTTTATTATTAACCCATACTGCGTAATAGCCAGCTGCCGATAAACTGGCGGCTATAATTCTCTTTTTCCTAAACTTGCAACAAAGTATTTGATGATTTTCATAAATACGATAAATTCCATTAGTTCCTGGAATCTCTCTATTATCAAGACTATTTAAACACCTAACATCAAATGTCCGCAGATATTTATATGCCAATTTATTACTCATTTTATTTATTTAATCTTTCAATAAAAATACACATTAACTATTTGACTATCAAATATTTAAGTATTAAAAATACAGTTAGTTATTCACAATTATTGATTTTGATACTTTGGCATTTCAATCAGTACATTAACAAAACTTTGTTTAATATCTGCAAAACTTTTATTACCTTTATAACCCGCCTAATTAAGCGGTTATTATGGCTACTGCGAAGGAAGTAACCCAAAGAGTGCAGGAGATTTACGGAGTGTTGAGAGAAAAGGGTAAAGTACGGTTTAATAGAGATTTTTTAGGCTTCACAGGTTTAAAGGATAGTGCTATGAGTGCAATCTTAAAGCGTAACAGTTCACGCCCTGCAAACCTACCGGAAAAGTTCTATGATCCATTATTAAAGAAATGGGATATAAGTCCTGAATACTTAAATAATGGCAAAGGCCCAATGTTTAACCCGATAGAGAAAGAACCATCCCTGAAAGAGTTAAACGATAACATCAAGCTATTAATCCAGGAACTAAAAAAATACAATGCCAGATAGACATTGGATCGTTTGCTATAACTCCGCATTAGAGGAATATCGCTTTATGCGATGGATGGAAGAATGGATGCCGTTCAAGTATTGCGCCAAAGAGGATGTCCAACCAGACTGGATTCAACTCGGAATCTATGAGAATGAAGATGATGCTCAATCAGCATTCGCAAAGTATCTAACAAAATAAACTAAACTTTTTACGAAACTTTCAAATATATTACTTATCTTAGCTTAATAAGAATAGTTATTGAGAGGGATTAAGTGAAAGGGATCGCATTCGACAAACTCGTTAAATCATGCACAGGGTTAGAAGTAACGCCTGAATATAAATTTCATGCCGAAAGGAAATGGAGGTTTGACTATGTCATATTATCTCATAAGATAGCGATTGAAGTGGAGGGCGGAGTTTGGTCAAATGGCAGACATACCAGAGGATCAGGGTTCGTTAAGGACATGGAAAAATATAACGAAGCTGCCCGATTAGGCTATCGCTTAATCAGAGTACAACCGCAGGAACTATTAACAGGTTACACGATCTCACTAATAGAGGACATCGCATCATTTGTCACTCTCAAATCAAATACGGACATAGTAATTAATCTTGACTAATGGCAGAATCAAATATGCTAATAGCAATCGGGATTGTTTTATTCGTTTGGTGGTTAGCAGATAGGGATGGGGAATATTAACATGGCAGGCAGACCAACAGACTATAAAGAGGAATACAATGAATTGCTTATTAACCACATGGCAGAGGGTTATTCCTTTGAAAGCTTTGCTGGGTTAATCGGTACGTGTAAACAAACTTTATATAATTGGATTGAAACGCATCCCGAATTTTTAGACTCCAAAAGAAAGGGGTTTGAAACATCCCGGTATTTTTGGGAGGGAATAGGCATTAAACAAGCTAAGACAGGGGTTGGTAATGCAACTGCATTTGTGTTCAATATGAAGAACCGATTCCCGGAGGAATGGCGCGAAAAGATTGAAACCGAGAATACGCATGAAGTTAAGGCATTCGATATAAAAGAACAATTAGGTTTTGATCAAGGTTAATGAAAAATATAAGCCGCTATTTAAAGATGATAGCAGGTTCTATATCATTACAGGGGGTAGAGGATCAAGTAAATCCTTTGCGGTCTGCTCTTTTGCTTCAACCCTATCCTTTGAGCCTGGTCATAAGATATTATTCACCAGGCAAACTATGACCTCCGCACATTTGTCAATCATACCCGAATTTCAGGAAAAGATTAACCTAATGGAAGCAGAGCCTTTCTTTAGTATCAATAAAACAGAGATCGTAAATAAGCAGTCAGGAAGCGAGATAATATTTAGAGGGATAAAGACATCATCCGGAGATCAAACGGCAAATCTTAAGTCCTTACAGGGTGTAACGACCTGGATCGTAGATGAAGCAGAAGAACTGACAGACGAAAAAACCTTTGATAAAATAAACCTATCTATTAGGCAAAAAGGAAAACAAAACCGAGTAGTATTAATACTAAACCCGGCAACCAAAGAACATTGGATATACAGAAGGTTCTTTGAGGATGAATCCGTTCAGCCGGGATATTCAGGCATCAAAGGGAATGTAACCTACATACACACTACCTATCAGGATAACAAAAAGCATTTGGATGAATCCTTTCTAAACGAAGTCGAACGCATGAAGCTGACCAACCCTAAGAAATACGAGCATCAAATCTTAGGCGGTTGGTTAGACAAAGCAGAGGGTGTAATCTTATCTAATTGGGTACTTGGAACATTTCAGGAGGTCGGAAAATCAGTCTATGGTCAGGATTACGGATTTAGCATTGATCCAACAACCCTAATTAAAACATCTATTAATAAATCAGCTAAGAAAATCTACTGTAAACTATTATTATACAAGGCAGGATTAACAACCAGTCAAATAGCAGAGATTAATTTACGGGAATGCGGAAGTGATCTGATTTATGCCGATAGTGCCGAACCGCGTTTAATTGCCGAATTGCAGGAACGGGGATGCAATATCACGGAAGCAACCAAAGGACAAGGATCAATCACGGCAGGAATTGCCATGTTGCAGGACTTTGAGTTGATCATTGATCCGGATAGTACAGAACTAATCAAAGAATTAAATAATTACGTGTGGAATGATAAAAAGTCAGGCACTCCGGTGGATGATTATAATCATGCTATTGATGCGTTACGTTATGCGATCTACTCACAGTTAGTAGATCATTTTGAATTATGGGCAGGTTAAAATAAAAAAGGGGAAGTTATGGCGTGGTGGAATTTTGGCAAGGTCAAAGAGAATGAAAACAGATTTTATGAGGCTTTTTATAGCCTTATGGGAGTGAATCAAGTAAGTTGGTTAAAGAATGAAAGTGCAACCTATGTTGAAAAGGGATATTCAGACAATGAGATCGTTTATTCCGTTCTGCAAGTACTATTGAATAAAATCAAAACCGTTCCTGCGATTATTAGCGAGGTGGTGGATGAAAAGGCATTTAGGAAGTATAACGGGTATTCGGTTAAAAGTGCGGATGATATAACCCGTATTGCATCGAATATATTTAAACGTAAAGCATTACAGGAATTAGGTGAGCATCCATTGTATGACCTATTGGAACGACCTAATGAATACCAAACATGGACTGAATTTCTCGAAGCCTTATACGGATTCAGAAAGCTATTAGGGGAAGCCTTTATTTATGGCATCGGGCCGGGAACGGATAGTAAAGATTTCGGCAAGTTTACCGAATTACACGTATTGCCTTCGCATTTGGTTAATATCGTGTATTCAGGGGATTATAATCATCCGGTTAAGGGTTACACCTTCACGATTGGCACAAGTAACGTGATCCCATTGGAAGCGGCAAACGTGATGCACTGGAAATCATGGAATCCTAACTTTGATACCAATGGCACGCAACTTAGAGGACTGTCACCACTAAAGCCGGGTAACAAGACTTTAACTCGTAACGGATTTAACCAAACGGCACAAACACAATCCTTCGTTAATGGTGGCGTTGCTCATTTATTAAGTGGCGATCCGAATCAGAAAATGTCACCGGATCAAATGAGCCAAATGAATGATCTACTGAAGAAACAACTCAAAGGAGCGGACAACTTCAATAACATTTTAATGACTAACGGATTTGTAAGGGTGGATAAAATTGGCGCAAACCCGGCAGACCTGCAACTCTTAGAATCAGACAAGCAAGATCGGATTAAAATATGCTCCATCTTTGGCGTTGATCCTATCTTAATTGGCGATCAGTCAAGCAGTAGTTACAACAACAAAGAGCAGGCGTATAAGGCATTAGTAACGAATGTAATTATGCCTGACCTGATCGAATTACGGGACAAGCTACAAATATTCTTGATGGATCGTTATCAGGAAACATCGGCTTTGGGAATCGTGAAGAAACGCCTGCATCTGGATTTTGATACAACTGTATTTCCTGAATTGCAACCGGATTTAAAACTCATGAAAGAGGTTTATGGTAGCATGTGGCAGATTACACCAAACGAACTGCGATCTATTTTTAATTGGGACGCAAGCGAGCAGGAAGGCATGAATGAGATTTACATTCCATCCGGTATGATGAAATTATCAGATCAGGGCATTCCGGATTCAGCATTTAGCAAAGCATTTGAAAACGTAAAGTATAACGATTACGAATAATGGAAATAAACCTACCTGACTTAGAGGAAGTGGTCTGTATGGCTATTCCTCACGAACCAAAGGACTGTATTATGATGCGAGGGCGTAGATTAAACCGCAGGGAACGCCTGAAAGAAATAATCAGAGCCTATGCCATTAATTACCATTTGAAAATGATTAGCGAGAATGAACCCAAAGGATTACGCTAAACTATTTAATAGGCAACATAAAGCCTATGAGCGCAAAGCCGTACCGATATTTTACAAGGCTCTCAAAAGTCAGGTGGATGATGTACTGGCATTTGCTGAAATCAATGGAAGCCTGACCGATAGGGATATTGACCGCTTAGTGACCATTATTCCAATGAAACGGGCATACAGTACGGTTTATGAATTAGTAGGTGTTCAATCGGCTTTAAATGAGTTTAAATTATTACGTAAGGAAGAACCTGTAAAGGCTGATATTATTACGCAATTCTTCTCTCAAAAGTGGGCATTATGGATGCGAGAATACGCCTTAACGGATGTTGCTGATTTAGTGCAGAATGTCAGCGATTATACAAAAGAGCAGATCAGATATGCATTAGCCAAATCTTATGAGCAGGGTTTAACCTTTCGGGAACAGATTAAGTACATCCGGGAATATACTTTAGGGCAAATCGGTAAAGATCGTGCTATGACCATCGCAAGAACAGAAAGCACCAGAGCCGCCAATGAAGGGAAACGGAAAGGTGCAACCGATTGGGCAAAAGAAAACGGAACGATCCTTTATAAAAAATGGATTCACACCGGAAGAACAGAGGATGATCGGAAATTCCACATCATTATGAATACGGTCAAGCCGATTAAAGTGGATGATGACTTTACAGTAGGTGGTGAACAAATGAGCCAGCCAGGTGATCCGAAAGCATCGGCAAGACAAACAGTAAACTGC